GTGACGATATAGGGCATCTTCAATCCTGTCGGTTCACCATCAGCTCCAATATCTTCAAACCCCTCAATATCCAAATCTGTGTGAACTTCATAAATCATCATTTCTTCGTTCTGTGAAGAACTACTTGTAATACCCTCTATCTCATTAATTGTATCCTTCACATCATTCGTGCCATCTGAATCAGCACCAGAACTAGGAAGGTCTATATCTTTGTAAAATCCTGATAATTGTAATTTTTTAATTTCATTTTTGTCCATACGAATGCAGTGAGTAACTCTCGTAGCAGTCGCTAAGTCTGTTGCACTATACGGAACAATTAAGTCTTCAGAATGCACAAACTTACTTACTGCTCTTTGCATTGTTGGATCAAAGTAAACTTTTTTAAATGCTGAACCTACAATTGGAAGATAAAATAACATTTGATCTAATTCTGGATCATATTCTTCCATCTCGTAAGTTATTTGATAATTCATATAATTTTTAACACGCTCTGCTTGAGCTGTTACTTCTGGAGTTTCTGCTCCAATAATTGAAGTCTTAACAGGTCCTCCAGCAGGTAGCATTTCACGATATGCCTGTGCCTGAAACTGTGTAACGGATTCAGCAAGTAGTGGATGTACTATTCCAGATGCACCCTCGAAAGGTTCTGATCTGTCTTCATAACTCATACCGAGTAACTCAAGACCACCTTTGTATTGTTCTTCCCAATCACTTCTTGAATTAGTGTCATCTTCTATATTGCCTATAATCTCATTGGATATTTCTGACAATATATCTTCGTCAATATGTTCTGCTAAGTTTGCATCGAAAGGAATGGCAATAGGAGTTTCTGCTTGCATCTCCATCTCACCAATGATAGCTGATCCATCATCTAATTCTGTAACACCTTCAATCATAGGCTGTTCTGTCAAATCAACTAGATTAGACTCTATCTCTGGAGGCATTGCGCCATCAATACCATTTATTTTTTCGATTGCCATTTTAAATCCTATCTAATAGAAAAGCCGCCACCTTTGATTGCTGCACCCATGCCACGACATGACATCTTGCCACCTTTGACTTTACCGCCGCCACCGTATTTCTCTACTTTGCCACCCATTTCCATCATAGCAAAATCATCACCAGATATTCTACCATCTTTGTTTTTGTCTAGTTTCTTTTGACCGCCCACTAAAGGTTTTGCTTCACCACCTAATTTCATTTCTTTTGCTTTTACTTTATCAATTGCTTCCATTAGTCCACCTTTCTCTGCTTTTATAATTGTTGCTTTGTTTATACCCATTGTCGTTGGTTTAGTGATAGATGCGTTTCTTATATCTAAGTTAGTNGGTCTTTTCATTTTAATNTTACGAGGCTTTTTAGCCATTTTCTTTAATTTAGCTAAATCCTTACTTTCTTGATTAGCTATATTAGTAGCCATCTTTAAACCAGCTAACGGGTNTTTGCTTTTACTCACATTACCACCTAATCTTAACAATTTAAGTTGAACATTCTTGCCAGGATTTATCTCNTTTACTTTTGGCTCTATCTTTTTTGTCTTAGGAGTAACGCCAGTTCCAAAGTTCTTACCAGGCACAGGCTGACCACGCCTTGCTAATTCTTGNTAAGTTCTNATTCTATCGGCTTCGTCTGACACTATCTAACTCCTTTGAACTTTCCACCACGACCACCAATGACACCGCCCATGTTCATCTTCTTGACTTTACCACCGTCCATCATACCAACAGGCATGGATTTGGTTGTGTCCATAACTTCGCCACCCATTTCTTTTTTCTGCACTGATTTACCTAATTGCTTTGCAATATCTTGTAAATTTTTTGGAATGCTGTCCATGCTTGGACTTTTTATTATTTCCATAAGTTTATTTATGTCTGTATTTGAAACTGCTTTGGAAAGATTTTTTTGCAATCTTTTGGTCATCAATAATACTCCATTTTTCTTCTATATCCTGGTTCAAATTCTTCATCATCAGGTGTGGATATAAAACCACCTTGTCTGAATCTTAGTATAGCCTGTGTCATCGAATCTGCCAAGTCATCATGGTCTCCATGTGGAAAACTCGCACATTCCTCAACAACTTCCTCTGCAAAATTAGCATCTGGTCTCCATACCATACCACTTTCAAACACAGGTGCGCAAGCATTCATCCTTGCAAACTTATCAGCACCTTTGCTCGGTGTAAAGGGTGTAACAGGTACACCCATACGTCTTAACTCCTGTGTTAAAGGCGTACCACTCGCTTTTTGCTCTATTAAAATCATATCAGGATCGTAAGCCTCGTTTAGTTCATAAGCCTTTTGCTTTAGTTCTGGAAAATCCCATCTACCCTTCTCCGCATCAAGTAAAATAATCGCATCACCCTCACCTTCTACTGGAGTAAATATCCCCCAAGTAGTAATAGCACTAAAGTCAGCACGATCATTTTTACTGAAAGCGGTATCGTATGATTGNATGANGTANGAACACGGAGGTGGTTCACTATTATTCCAAACATTCCACCACTCCCTTTTTATTATAGCTCCTTCTTCTGCCGTTGGGTTCTGCATATATTGTGCATTCCACTTGGCTACTGGAATTGACGCTTTTACTCCGTCTAACTCCTCTCGACTCCAATATTCGGGCCAAAGTACATTGTTTGTATCTGGAAATATTGCAGGAAACTCCACGACTTCCCATCTGTCTGCTCCTCCTTCAGCTTGCTTGGATATAACNCTAGCTGTCAGGTCTTTAATACCCCATCTGGTCATAACAATAATGATTGATCCACCTGGTTGCAATCTTTGTCTAGGTCCTGATGTATACCATTCGTAAATACCATCTAACGCTGTCGGACTCAACGCATCTTGCTCTGATACAGGATCATCAATGATACATAAGTCAGCACCACGACCAGCTAACGCACCNCCAACTCCAACAGCGTAATATTCTCCNCCACCATTTGTTGACCATCTGCCAGATGCCTTCGCATCACTAGCTAATTTTATCTCTGGGAATATATCCCTAAAATCATCGCTATCAATAAGGTTCTTTACCTTACGACCAAAACCTACAGCTAGTTCTGCCGTGTGTGTCGCCTGTATTATCTTCAAATCAGGTCGTCTACCCATGAGCCATGCAGGAAACAAATAACTCGCAAACTCTGACTTCGTATGTCGAGGTGGCATATTAACAATCAAACGCTTAATCTTACCGTCAGCTACCTTCTGTAACTTGTCTGCATATATCTTATGATGCTTGCCCTCAATGAAGGTGGGCCAAATCTTCTTTACAAATTTTAAATAATTGTCTTGGCTGGTTTTTTGTTCTTCTAAAACTTTAAGACGATCAAGAAGCGGAGTNATCTTAGATATTTCATCATCACTAAGATACTCTGCAAATTCTGAAGCTGTTAGAGCCTGTTCCATTATGCTGTCGCTAAAAATCTATCCAATGCTTGATCCACTCTGCCACCATTTTGAAATTGTGCAACTCCACCTTGTTTCATAGACTTAGGAGCAGGAACATCTGTCAACATCGCAATTAATTTGTTGATGTCTCCTGTGTTAAAAGTAGAGGGAACAAAATTTGAAACATTACTTGTAAATGGTGAATCAACAACCACAGACTTAGGAGCTGTAGGAGCAGGAGCGTCACCACCACCTATTATGTTTGGTGGTGTATCATCCTTTTCTTCTACTTCTTCTTCTTTTGCTTTTGCAATGGGTCTAAGAATTAATGGATCTTCATTTTCATTGCTTCCAGTGTCAGGAGCAAAAGGATCTCTTCCTTCCATTAAATTGCCATATTGATCCCTAACACCAACTATGCGACCATCTTGATATATAGGTGTAGGTTCATAAGTACCACCAAATAATCTACTACCCTGACCACTTGATAAAGCATCAATCATTCTTGATCTTGATTTATTACCAAGAGCATTTAAAATACCTCCAAATGTGCCTGGAATATTAAAATCTCTTTGTTGAGATAAATCACCTAAAGCATCTTGTCTTGTTTGATTTAATCCAGCAAGCATAGGACCTAGTCTATCGCCATATTGAGCTTGTAAACTACCAGGACTTCTTCCTAAAACTGGTGCTTGATCTAACTCTTCTCCAGATGCTGTGCCACCTCTTGCTGGAGAACCTATCGGTAAATTAGAAACTTGTCTACCACCAAATATTCTAGCCGCATCAGGAACAGTCTGATCTGAATGTATTTGCATCATCAATTCTTTGNTCACGACCTATACTCGATAATANATCTGGAGATACTGTCGTTAAATCATCTTCTTCAATTGTTATTGGATCAAATGTAATATCGTCTGGCTGAAAAATATCTCGTCTACCCGCCATAGTTTCTAATGCAGTGTCAGGAGCAATACCAAAATTAGGCTCTGGATCATATGGTGTAAAAGTCGTACCCATATCAGCAGTTGCTATGTTACTTAATATACGCTGTTGAGCCTCATCAGATAATGATCTGAATGTATTTTCATCCATACCAGCTATTTGACCTGTGCCTGTCTTTATTGCACTTTCTGTCATAGTTCTAGGGTCAGTTCTAGCTGGATCTCCAAAAGAATCAACTTGAGGTATAGATTGTATTATATCACCTACTGCTGTACCAGGCATTCTTCTTGCACTTAGAAAATCATTAGCTAATGCTCTGCCAAATCTTCCTCCTCTATCTGTTGCTTCTAATACTGTAGGATTAAATTCAGCATCATCAATATCACGGAGTTCTCTTAACTCTCTTTGTTCTTTTGGTGTTGTGCCTTTTGTGGTGTATTGAAAATTTATTCCTGAACCTGGTGCAACTATTCTATCACCCTGTCTTAAAGCACCTGGCACACCAACATTTTCTTCGTAGTCACTAGGAGGTGGTAATGTGTTAGCAGTCACAATTGGAGTTTTATTATCAAGTGCAAGAGCATTGTTTAAATCAAGACCAGATAATATATTCGCAATTTGATTTTCATTATCTAACGGAACAGTTGTTGCAATTTTTTCTATTCGTCCAGCAGGTGTGTTGCCTTGTCCAGTCTCAAACTTATACTGAATATCCATGATGTTACCCATGTCATTTAAAGACAATGGATCTCCAGCACCTTTGCCAGTCGCCCTTGTAAATTCTGCTACTCTATTACCCGTGCCACCTGGATTTTCAGATGATGGCGTAAATGTCTCAAAATAATCACCAACTGTTAAGTCAGGGTTTCTATTTATCTTGGTTTGAAAATCTCTGCCTAAAGCCCTTAAAGCATAATCAGGAGTTTCAAATCTTGTAAAACGCTCACCTCTTAAATTAGGAACAACACCTGTTGTAAAACCACCAGTATTCTCTAGCCCTACATTTACACCTCTTCTATCCACAATTGCTGGGTCATCAGCAAACATACTGTCATCAGACCCTAAAGTTATATCGTCTAATGCAGATTGAAAAGCGTCAGATGTAGATCTGTCAAAAGTATCCCCAACTACTGGATCGCTTGTGTCATTAGAATCATTAAAACTGTCACCTCCACCAAAAGGATCAGATGAATCGCTAAATCCCTCAAAATCCATAGCCTCACCACCAAAAAAGAAATTCTGAACAGGTGTACCCATAAGACCACCCATCATAGGTGATTGCATCATAGGCTGTTGCATAGGTTGTTGNATTTGTGGCTGATTCATACCCATCATGCCCATTCCNATAGAAGGAGGCTGATTGAATATATCAATGTTACTCATAGGATTAGGAGCAGGCATCATAGGAGCTGACCCCAATGGAGGAATCGGGGTCATAGCCGTTGTATTTGGCATGGACTTTAAAAAATTGTTAAAATTACCCCTGCTCTGGGCTGTTGTCTCAAAACTTACCTGTGGCGGTTGTGGTGGTACAGGTGGTGTACCCATATTCCCGCCTAAAGGTCCATTCGCCATGAAAATCTCCACATAAAACTAGTTCATGTGAAGATACTATACGATTAATTTATTTTTGACAATAGAAAGCCCATTTCTTTGTGACTTTGTGCTAAAATCTTGGAAACTATCTGAGAATTTGCAGAAATATCGTCTTTCATCTTCCTCATAAGAGCCTCAATTCTGTCAATATCCCATTTNGTTAACGGTTCTTCGTGTTTTTTTACNTCATTGTGCAATTCATCCATCTTATCCATGTTTTTACACAAATATTTCGCTGATAAAACTACAGATATGGGAACTTGCNTCGTTNCATGCTCATAATGATTCCACATTCTATGGCTCAATCCTAATTTNTNNGCCATATTTACCTGACTTATCCCTAATTGATTGCGGTAATTCAACATTTCTTTGTTTTTTACCTTCGCATAACTGTTTTCATTACGTTTCATTGGCTAACTCCTCTAATAAATTGATTTTTACTAAGTCCTCTACAAATTCTTCCTTCGTTCCAAACCTAATNGGCTTGTAAGCATAGTTGCAAATGTCCATAGCGTTGTCTTTTAACCACTTCTTCTCTGATTTGCCCTTGTCTATGCCCATGAAATCCAAAACACCCATGATGTCTTTAGACTCAAACGTCCTCTTCCTTCCGTAGCTTAATCTATATCTAGGCATATTGCCCTCCTAACATACAAGATGTAGCAATGAATACAAAAAAGTGCAAGATTTTTTTTATAAAATTTTTTTTTGAGGTCGTATTTGAAATTGATGGGGGTCGTTTGAGGGGAACACGGTTTTAACTTTTTTTGATTGTTTGTATATATAATTTGGTTGTGTATAGGGTGTATATGCCCGATTTATATAATAAAATCAATAACTTAAATAATTTTTAAAATAATTAAATAAATACAATTGTTCTGTTAATAAATAAAAAATAGGTGGGAATAAATCCCACCATTTACATTTTAATTACAATTGTTTGGTTGTTGTTATCTCGATCTAAGAGTAGCTATTTGTGCTATTCTTGCATTCGTTGCATTCAATAAATCTTGTGTCATTCCTGCAAGAATAGATGGGTCTCCAGCTCCATTAAATACATAACCGTTGCCATTACCTTGTATTTCTTTTGGTATTCTGTAGCCGTTTAAATCATGTTGTCCGTTACTAGTAGAATAACGGTGTCCATAATGTTGTTGCGTTAATGTCTCAATAACATTCTGACCAAAGGTATTTGCTAGTTGATTTCTCCATTCTGAAAACATAACTCTAATTCTCTGTGCTGATTGGATATTACTAGCATTCATAAGTTCTTGAGTTGATGCTCCATTTTCTGATCTTGCAAGCTCCCAAACAATTTGTGCCTTTGTTCCTTGCCTTGCAATAATGTTTGGTGTCTGTAGCAAGCTCTGTGCTTGCTCAAATCTAGTGTCTATTGAATGATAAGCTAAGTTTAATAAAAATCTTATCCAATTTCTTAGCTTTTCCATTTCCATAGATCCACTATGTGAGCGAAATTCCATAGTATATTTTACATTGTTATTATAGTTATTTGGTGCAAGTGATAACAAATTAATAGCTGAATATTTACCACCGCTTCTTCCTGTGCTAATGGCTCTTATTAAGCTATTTATATCTGCTCTAGTGTTTTGAATAGCTTGGGCGGTGTTATTTGGATATTCAGCAAAATAACAGTCTCTTCTTTTTGGTGTCAACATTGTAGAAAATAAAGCTATATCTTTGACAATTCTATAACTTATATCTCTAGCAATTTCCAATGGTAAAGGCTCACCAAAATATCTTTTAATTTTTTTAGCTGATCTATATCTGACATCATTATTATTATGACTGTAAGATATACTTTCATTTGTAAAATCTTCTTCATTTACAATTGTTCTGTTAATTGGTCTCATTCCTATATGAACATGAACAGAACATTTTATTGAATTTGATACGCAATTATATTGGTTTGTTGCTACATTAAAAACTTTTTCTATATGTTCCCATGCTCTATTGCTATCAGCATAAATCGGAAGTTCTAATTCTCCTCCATCTCTTAAACTGCCATCTGATTTTGCAAATACTCCATCAACATGATTATGAATATCTACACCTGAATAATGCGGTCTAACAAATTCAGGTTCTAAGCCAAAAGTTAAAAAATAAGGTCTGTTGGTATTGTTTAAAATAGTCATTTGTTTGTTTCTCCAATTAAATTAAAATGTCTAATTAAAATAACAGTTCTAGTAATGATTACAATATTTATTTTTTGTATATATAGTATATAACTAATTTAATTAATTATAAGTCTTTGTTTTTATTGACTTTTTTATTTTTTAAAAAAATCAAAAAAAATTTCTATTAGGAATGGGGATCTCAGAATCGGGATTCTCTAAAATGCCGTCAAAAAGTTTCCCGATCAGAGTGCTTCCCGATCAGCGCCCTCCCGATTAGCAAACAATTGTTCGGTATTTACCTGTAAAAAAACCCAGAAGGATCTGGGCTTTTTTGCTGGGCGAAGCGAACAATTACCTCCATCTGCTCCCACCACGCCTCGTTTGAATGACTCGACCAGTATCTTTTTCGTAATCATATGCTTCCAGTACAGCATTTACTAATTGTTCGGTATTAAGCTGGAAGTCCTGATACCCCTGCTTTATGGTGTCGAAGTAAATTTTGTTCGGTACTGCCTGACCTGCATAGTTCATTATGTATACCATACCCTGATTCAATCCTATCTTAGTTAAGTCGAAGTATTCTTTTCGGTATAGATTAGGAAAACCCTCATACTTATCTAGTGCTTTCTCACACTTGTCGGTAATTCTCCACACCCCAATAGGCACGGAATCATCTGCTGA